AAAGTTCTGTTTAGCTGCGTCAATAAGTGCTTGTTGCATTGCTTGCTGTTGAGCGCCTTGTTGAGCAAGGTTCTGAGTAACTGTCTGACCCATGCCGAAGCCTAAGTTAGAGATATCAGCCATCTGACCTGAAGCGCCTAATCTTTGTTGAGCGCCTTGTAAACCTGCTTGCTGGTTAGCTAACTGTGCTTGCATTTGAGTACCAATGTCACTCTGTGCCGCTTGTTGTGCTTGTGTGTAGCCTTGTTGTCTAAGGTTAGCAGATGATTGAGCAAGTTGTGATGCTACATCTCTACCCATCTCACCCATAGCAACACCATGACGAGAACCACCAAACGCATTAGCTGCTGTAGCTTGAGCGCCTAACATGTCTAAACCTTTATTAGCACCACGTAAAATGTCAGCCTCATTAGCCTTAATTACTTCAGTAGTGTAAGGATTCATGTAAGGTGTCATACTAGTGTTTGCTAATTGACCTGCCTGTACTTGTTGAGGTTGATAACCCATGGCTTGAGCTGTACCCATGCCTGCGCCTTTAATACCTTGTGCCGCTAGAGTGTTAATGTTTTGCGGTTGTCCGCCTGCTTGTGGTCCACCTGCCATAATATTCTCCTAAACGAATAGCTTGTTATATTGGTTAACATCAGCACCTTGCTTGGCTTTAGTTTCTGCTAATGCTTGCTCGTATAGTGGCATAGAGCTGTAACCTTGCATACCACCTGCAAATGTTTGTGCTTGTGGTTGTCCTTGAAGTGCTTGTGTGCCTTGAGGTACTATTCCGAAAGCTGAAGCGGCATCCATATTAGATTGCATCGCCATCTGTTGAGTTGGGTTAAATGCTGCAACATCAGGACCTTGCCAAGGCATATATCCTATCTTTTGTGCTGTCTCAGCTCTTTCTAAATTTCTAATTGAAGGCTCTTCAATCCACTTAGGGATTTCCGTTACCTGTGTTTGGCTTCCGCCTTTTCCACCGCCACCGCTCATATCAAAACTCCTTTGCCATTACGACCTGTTGTTCTTTCCAACCGTCTTTATTTAATATTTTTAACCAACCCTTTCTTCCTGATAGGGTCATTCCATCGCACCCTTGAGCCTTAGCCCATTTTACCGCATCAGAGTGCATATCTGTAATTTGTTCAAGTTTCCCACCTGCTAAGAAGACGTGTAGGACTTTCTTATTAGGATAACATACAATCTCTGTTACCGCACAGCCTTTTTCACCGCTCCAAAGTTGCATGTGTCCACTTAATACACCTTCTACAACATCGATAAAAGAATGTGTGTCGCCACCCTTATCCAAGGCAGATTGAATCCACTTTTTACATCTTAGTAAATCTTCTTTAACATTCATGTTGAAACCTCTACAATAGACATAGTAACAGAAGGTGTAGCAGGTGCGAATGCTGTTGCGCTATTTTGTTCTAACCATGCTGCTGTGTCAGTTGTTGCCCACATTGCTTGTAAATAATCACCAGCACTTACTGTAAATAATCCGTTACGAGAGCTAACTTTCTTTTGTCCGTTTTCATGTAAAGTTGTAATGATAGTAGTGTTTTCATAGACAACACCGTTAATCTCAGGAAAGAAATACAAAGTCTTTGTTGAAGAATTTGAAGATGATGCTGTTGCGTGAAAGTTAATAAAGAACGTGCCACCTTTAGCAAAATCAATTCTAGTAGAGTCGCTAGCGTTTATAGAGATGTTATTATTCGCACCTATAGAATCCCATTCAATGCCATAAGCTGTATTAATAGAGCTTGCTGTTTGGCTTGTTGTGCTGTAGATGTAAGCGTGAGAGCCATTATTAGTACCACTACCTAATCCAAAAGGTGTCCATACGCCATCAATAGAAACTACAGGCTTAGTAATATTTGGATTCCACATCAAAATACCATCTTCTGATGCTGATTCACCACCTACTAAAAATCTTAGCTTATCACGCGTTGTAGTTAGCCAAGAATTAAGCCTTTCGCCCCAAGCATTCCACTTATCGCCTAAAGGTGGTGGTGGTAAAGGTGTACTCACCTAGTACCCCCAGGCATTGCATCTATTCGCATAACACCTGCTCGCCAATTATCATTACCTGTACCTTCTAATCTTATTCTGATTTGTCTGCCACTAAATCTAACTGAAGTTGGGTTTGATAATGCATAAGCACCATGTGTTGTTTCTGTGTCGTTAGGGTAGAACCTAGTCTTAAACTTAGCTTGTACTTGCCCTTGTGTTCTTTCATCAGGTATTAGCTTATTAACACGCATAATGTTGTCACCGTTGCCTAAACTAATAGGTCCTGATTCAGCAAATACGGTTGAGCCTGAATGCGTGTATCCTGTTTCATGATTGTAAATATCATTAGATGAATCAATCCAAATAGGATTTCTAAATACACCGTTATCAATTCCTGCTGTTCTTTCTAATGTGCCAATTTCCCAATGCCCTTCTTTATAGTCAAAAGCAACATATCTGTTATTTTCATTTGATTCTGATGATGGATAGAACCACCAAATTTCACCAAACTGAGAGTTATGTACCGCATATACCTTAGTGATTTGGTCTGAATTAATATCATCAAATACATAGTCTGATACTTCACATGGCACTTCTTTAGCTACAGAGCCATCGAACATATAAAACTCTCTTCTGCCCATCCAAAACGCACCCTCATCAATAGCTATTAATGATTTTCTTGATGCTGTTCCACATGCTGTACCTACTCTTTCAAAGCTATATACAAACGGTGGTCCTTGGTATGTAGCAATATGCGCATCATTGTCAGTTAAGATTAGAGTTCGTCCTCTCATTCTTACACCACACATAATAGCGCCTGTTGTCTGTAACTCAAAGTCACCTGCTTCATTAGTAGCAGTTGGTGTCCAATCAGTATTATTCTCTCTGTCGCACCATTGAACCTTTCTAGGGTTTCCACTTGCCCCTAAAGCAAAGATAAAGCGTTCTTCTGTTACTGTCATTGCTCTATTATTTACAGGTGCGTTAGTGATGACTGCTGCAGGATTAGAAGGGTTTAACTGCCATTCATACAGCTTTCCATCATCAGGTGTCATTGCTATTAGGTATTCGCCCCAATTGTCTAATGACCATGTTGTTACTTCTTGATATACGCCTGAAGATGGTCTTGTTTGACCATAATTAGCAGTACCGTAGAAGTTACCGCCATATCCTGTATTTACAGTAGCATCTGAATCGCCTGTTGTAAATCCTGTAGGGGTTATATCTGCTGTAACGCCTGATTCACTTACATAGTACAAATTAGTATTTGTGCCAATGCCTAAATTTGAATTGTCACTATTATCTACCCAACCTATCATTCCTCTACAAGTACCTGAGATAGAATCACCTGTAGTTGTTCTTGTTGTCCATCCACCAACAGGACGCATTGAGCTATCATGCCAACGAATTAAATTAGAATCTCTCCAACGATTAGAGCCTTCGTAATCAGTTCCGTTTCTATATACGCCTGGTGGTAATTGTAGTGGTATTAAACTCATGCTGCTATTGTTGTCCAAGTTTGTGAGGTCTCTGATATTGTAGACCAAGTAGTGCCAGTAGATGATATAACTTCCCACTTCTCTCTACCAATTGTAAGAGTTCCTGATGTTGTACTTACTGTAGCACCTGAATGTTGAACTCTATTACAAGTTGCTGTGATTGTTGCAATAGGTAAGCTAGTGGCACTACCTTGCCATATCTTCTCTGAATCAGAGGTAACTGATGCTGTGCTTGTGGTTGAAGCAATACCACCCCTAGTAGCAAATCCTAATGCCGAAACACTTGCTATAGGTGTTACCTGACCTGAGCCAAACCTTACTCTATTACATATTGAAGCAACGCTTGCTGATGCAATAATAGTAGCAGAGCCACTAACAACAAATACACTATTACATGAAATTGTGGTTGTAGCTGATGGATTAGCAGAACTTTCCCTAACTCTTACACCACTAATTGAATTAGAAGAAGATGTAGACGCTATAGCGCCTGACTCTCTAATTCTAGTTCCGTTAGCTGTACTATTTACCGAAGTGGTAGAAGAGCCATTAATTAAAGCAGAACCTTCAGGTACTCTTCTAGCATTAGCAGTAGTAGTAGATACTACACTAACAGTAGCAGAAGCGTTTCGCACCCTTGTTACTGATGCTGTAGAAGAAGATGTAGCTGTAACTACAGTTTGAAGGTCTGATTCATCATATACGTGTAAACCATACAATCCTGAGCCATAAGCGTATTTATCAGATAGTTCTAAATTAACAACCTCACCTGATGACGTAGCCGAAGATGTAGAAGTCATACTTACAGGACCACTACCTTTATTAACAACCCAATTTACATCAGGAATAGTACCAGTTGCAGATACTACAGCAGATGCGTCATGAACTACACCGTCAGTATCAGCGTATGCTAATAATCCGTAATAAGAACCACCGTAAAGTGACATTTATTTAGTCTAGCGTAATATCTAAGTCGCCTGCAGGCACACGGAATACATCACCTGTATCAATCGTCTTAGACGAAGATAAAGTAGCGTAAGCCATTAAGTTACCACCTGTAGATGCATCAAATACACCTACGTGAGTAACCGTACCAAAAGAGGCTGTTGCTGTAGGATATTCTACTGCTGCTGAGTTTGATGTAGTGTTACCTGAAGTAGTAAATGCTACTGATTGACGAGCATAAGCACCGCCTGATACTTCTGTACCACCACCTGTCTCACCTGGTGCTGCTGTGTATAAAGCTAAGTAATGTGTAGCGGGTGCTGTGTAAGCCGAACCTGCAAACACATGGTCTAATATTTCTGTTTCTAAAAAGTTAGTAAATGACATTTGTTTCTCCTGTTAGGTCTAGCCTAGACCTCTTATTTTAAGTTTTAAGCCTGAACCACTAAATCTAGCATTCTCAGATACTTCATTTAATCGTGCAACCGAAGCAGAATACATCTGCGCCCATACAGCGATTCTCGCGTCTTCACCTAGATACGGTGCTGAATGTAATAACGCTCCGTAGAGATATACATCAGGTGCTTCTAGTAAAAGCCAATTATCAGCATTACTCGCACTAAGAGCAGGTGTCTTGGCGTAGTAAAGTAATTCTGTGTTCACAGTAGCAGAAGGTGTTGGGTAGAACTGAAATTGACCATCTGCGTGTGTGTAATGTGTTGGCGTTCCTACAGCATCATTATTAGATGCTCTCTTGTCTGCCATAGCCGCTCTTGAGATTAGATTAAGAGGCGATGTGCCATTATCTGTGACGTGAAACCTAATAGTCTCCATCCAGTCAGCAGGTATCTGTGAATATTCATCATCAGGACTCTGTTGACCGCTAGCTCTAGTTTCCATCTTCCAATGTCTAATATCTCTGTTAATCTGAGCTTCAGCTAATGCAATAAAGTTATCAACAGCCGATGTTAGGTCGTCTCTATTGAGAAAATCAGCTATTGCTGTCTTTAGTGTAGTAAACGTATTTATAGCCATAATTTCATTATATCCCTATTTGACGGTCTGTGTTGTCAATTTATATTACCAATCCCCGCCTTCAGGATGTTCTGAACGCGCACTATGATATTCCATCATTGCTTTGTCATAACCTTCTTCATCAAACGCACCATCATAAGCTGTGTAGTCAGCAATAGTAGGCGCAGGATAGTTGTACTCTGCTGCATCATTATATGTTCTAAATTCGGGATAATTAGGTGACCTTCCACCTGATGCGACTGAATCTTGACCGAAAAAGTATGGTTGAGCATATTTCTGTTCATGGTCAATACCAAGGAAACTTAATAAATTAAGTAATCCTGTTCCAAATGATGTATTAGGCGGTGAAGTATATTGACGCGCCTGTTTTGAGTTGTTTGTAGTTAAGTCTAGTAATCCGTCATCCATAATATCTCCTAATCTAATAAGCCTTTTTTAGCTTTTTTCTTTTCTGTTGAAATAATCTTGGCATCATCTACGTTAAAGACAGTAAGCTCATCATCTCTTCGGTTGCCATAAATCCCGTGTTTGTTTAATAAATCATGAGCCTTGTCATCACCTAACTTCTTAACTAACTCAGGATATACGTCAATACCGCCATCCTCAAGGTCTAGTTTAAAGTCTACTTCCTTTGCAATCTTCTTAAATGCTTTATTAACAAAGTCTGTCTGTCCACCATCACCCCAATTAATAGATTTTTCCATGTAATCGTAAGGTAATTCAATTTTCTGTAGGTTATCACCCACCCAATCATTAGCGCCTTTCTCACCACCAAACATGTAAACACCTTTGCCTAGTGTTGATGTGCGTTGCTTAGACTTATCAAACTTATCGTAACTACCTGATGTAGAGCTTCTGTAAACAACAAGAGGTTCTTGTGCTAATAGACCGCTTGTTACTTTGTCAGACTTTTTAGGTGTCTGACCTAGTACACC